CTGCTTCTGCTCGACGACGGTGTATCCCGTTTCCGGGACATCGACGACGAGATAAACAGCCACATTCGCCTTAACGTTGACGCCCGCCAAAAGCGGGTCAGCAGCGATCTTGGCGTGATCAAGACGAACAACTCGCCTAATCCGCTTTCCCAGTTGATGGGAGAACGAGAGTTTGACGAGAGCGTCGTCCTTCGTGAAGACACCAGAATTGGTGCCCGACGAAGTCCGCGGAAGCGAATTTGCAACCGCGTTGATCGTGATGGACTGAGGGTCAGCGAACATGAAGCATCTCCAATGTTGAGTGACTGGACGAATGTCCAGACTTGGGTTAAAAATCCTGCGATTTTAAGTAGTCGCAGAACCAAGGTCCCTACCATCGGGATAAACCCAATGCAGAGATAATGGCGAGCTGTTTGGGAGATAAACTCCCAAAATCCACGCCGAAGCCAAAAGGTGTAGCTCCGCGACGGAGTTTTGACTCCTCCGTACGGATCGAGGTCTGCGTGAATTGACCACCTCTACTATTAGTATAGGTGCCGCTTCTCGTAGTAACCCTCGAAGTATGGCACATAACTGAGCCATTCTGCATCACCAAGCCGTCTTGTCCGAGTGCGGAGATATTATGCATAACATCTCCAACATTCCCGAACCAGTCAGCGGCCCAGCTCCAAGGAGCGAGGTTCCAAAGAACCTCAGGGGAAAGGTCTATGCCGTAAAGTTTACGAGCATAGCTTGCGTATCGACGGATTTTGTCGTTGAACGCCCCACCAGTTGGCAAGTAGTAGATGTAATCTACTTCAAACCACTTCCGTTGCATTACGGACTGGTGTTGTCCCCCTCCGGAGAAGAAACCCACGGCAGGAGTCATCGCAAACTGACAAGCGTCAGCTCGCGAATCTTCAATCGTGGGCCATTGGTATGACCGTTTAATGACATGATTGGCCTGCTCTTGGTAAGAGCGAGTTATCTTGTCAGAATTCTCCACAACCCCCGCGAAATCACGGAGGCCACGGAGCATCGGCATCCAACCGAATTCGACGTTGAGGTACTCAGATCCGCCTGCTTTCGCAAGGCGAGTCTTTTCCATCATCGCCGTACCCGGTAGGTTGGGAAGGCCCTCTGCCCTCAACTCTCCCAGAAAAACTGAGAGATCAAAGGCAGGATTTGTCGGCTCGGTCCGCGCTATGGCAGTAGTGCCCAAAGCGTCGAGTTCGAGATCCGACGGAATGTGTGGCATCTCCAATACAGGAATTCCTGTAGTAGGAGTTTCGATCCGGCAGGTCCCCTCCGTAAGAAGGGTATTACCTGTCGAGCTATACCTAGTAAACTTAAGTTGACTAGGTATAAACTCTTGAATATTTCTATTCAGGATGAAAGGTCCGCCACCACTCCAACGCCCGCCCGAAAGGCGAGCGTGGTTAATACTCCATCTCTCTTCAACAGCAAGATCACCGTTGTTTTGATACGGAGTAAATCCTGAAAAGGCAGAGTTACGCGTCATACCCTCAACGGGTGACGGGTACCATT